AACGAAATCCAATGGAACAGAGTTAGCAGTTAGTAACTTTGTCTATAATAACTCTACAGGATATGCGGTAGTGACTACTGCAACACACGGTTTAGCAGCAGGTGATATTGTTAACATAACAAGCATTACTGTATCTTGCTTATCGTCAGGTGGTACAGCCTTTAATGCGATATTCCCAAGTGCGTACAAAACTGACGGAGTTACACCTAAGATTCGATATCTCCAAACCAAATGTATTAGAGATACTCGATTGATCCTAGAAGCTGTGATGTTTGACTTTATGTTCAACAGCAACTTCAAAACTAGAGAAGCAGCATACTCATATCTAAGAGCTTCAGCAGCAGATGTGTTTGTTGGTAATCAAAAAACCATTACTAGAGACGCACTAACTAATGCCAAGACAGAAGCACTGGCCAACGTAGGCGGCGATGCTACAGCACAGGCTCGTATTGAAACACTAATGACCATGGTAGATGATATTGTCTACGGTGCTACCAATGAAGGCAGTCGTTGTGCCACAGGCAATAGAATGGTTGACTATGCTGTGCTACAATTAGAGCGCAACAGAGACTATATTGTTGCAGAAATTGATGCTTACATTGATTCAACCTACACTACCGCGGTCACAGCAGCCACAGCAGCCACTGACTTGTTTACCTGCACATCAACTGCTTGGATGACCAGAAACGCAGCTATTAGATTCACTGGTACTGTATTTGGCGGAGTCAATACCACAACCACTTATTATGTACAGAATGTGGTCAGCTCAACTACTTTTAAGATTGCTACCACAAGAGATTCAAATACAGCGTTTGATATTGCCAGCGACGGTAGTGGGTCTATGACAGTGAGTCTATTCTACAGCAGCACAGCCTGCCTCAGAGATGTTAATGCTTACATTGATGCACTAAAGTATGATTTGAAATATCCAGGCAACTACAAATCTAGATACGCAGCTAGATACTATGCAAACAGTGTGATGGGCAGCCTAGAAGAAGACATGTATTATCTCAGAGACGCTACTGGTGTTAGAGATCAAACTCTGCAAGGACTTACTGGAGATCTGTTAGCCGAAAATGAATACGGTACCTCAAGAGTATCTGCAGGTGCGTATGCATCGCTTGATCCAGGCTGGGGCCCAGAAGATTATCGTACTTGGATTATAACACGTTCACCTTATGTGCAGGGTGTTACTACTCTAGGTACAGCGGCTGTTGGTCAAAAGATTGATGGTGCTTTGCATAACGGCGGCAACGACAGTATTGTTTCCAACGACTTTACACAGGTAATATCAGACGGTATTGGCGCTTGGATTACCAACAACGGTCGTGCTGAATTAGTGTCCGTGTTTAGCTATTACGCCCACATTGCATATCTAGCAGAAAACGGTGGTCGAATCAGAGCAACCAACGGTAACAACTCATACGGTGATTTTGGATCCGTAGCAGAAGGTTTTGATGCAACCGAAACTGCAGGAACTGGAGTAGTTGACAACAGACTACAGTTTGAAGCAGTGATTGATCGTGTGATCACTGACGGATCTGCCTTGCTGCAAATAGAATTCCAAAATGCAGGTATAGATTACACAGAAGTCAGTTATACACTCACAGGTGGCGGAAGTGGGCAAGTTGTTGAGAATGATGAATTCCGTGACGATGCTGTATTTGAAGTTCGCATGTTGGATCTTGTTGATGACAGTACAAATGCCCCAGAGGCAGAAGGCAATCTTGGAGGCTTTGGTTACATAACCAACTCCAATACTGCACAGGGCGGCACTTCTACTTCAGTGACCATTGCTGCTACAGACGGTGAATCTAGCACTGCCTACATAGGTATGAAGATTGTGTTAACAGGTGGCGCAGGTGTTGGTCAGTTTGGTATCATTAACACATATAATTCAGGCACTAAAGTAGCAGGATTACTTAAAGAATCAGACGGCACAGCAGGATTTGATCATTTGGTTGCGGGCACTGCAATTACATCGCCTGATGCTTCTACTACATATATTATTGAACCTAGAGTAACGTTCTCAGCGCCTGGATATGCCAGCACAGCAGTCACACTGCCAACTTCAGGCACATGGACCGCTGCGAAATACGGTGAAACTACTTCTGTGTATACTACGGTAACAGGAACATATGCAGGTTCGGGCACAGGAGCTACCTTCACAGTGATACGTAATGGATGGAAATATATACCATCTATTCAAGGTGCTGGAACAGGTTATACTAGATTAGAGACCATAACCATATTAGGTACCAGCCTAGGCGGCACTACAACTGCTAACGATCTAGTGATTACAATCACCGCAGTGAATTCTACCACAGGTGCTATCTTAGAATTTGATCACAGCGGTTACGGTATTGGTGGTAGATATGTGGCCTTAAGAAGCGGAAGCACAGTAGGTGCAACTTCAGAAGATGGAGTAGCATGGACTACTAGAGCCAGCTTGATGCCTAGCGCAGCAGCATGGTCAGCAATGACTGCAGGCCTGTTTGACGACAGTTCTTCTGTAGGCAAGGTCAGCAAATTTGTTGCCGTGGTTGGCACTAGTGCTAATACCACTGGAGCATACAGTGATGATGGTATTACTTGGTCAGCAACTAGCATGCAGACTTCTGCTACATGGGTTGATGTGGCTTTTGGTAAACAAAAATTTGTAGCTGTTAGCAGTGATGTAACCACAGTACGAATCAGCAATGACGGTGAAAATTGGGATCAAACTGGTACATTAACTACCACTGGATTTACAGCTATCGCTTACGGCAAAAACAGATTTGTTGCAATCAAGAGTGGTACCAACGTAACTAATTATGCTACATCGACCACAGTCACAGGCACTTGGACTGCAGGCACATTGCCTTCTAGCTCAAACTGGAACAGCATCGCTTACGGTAACAACAGATTCGTTGCTATTTCAAGCACTAGCGGTACTATTGCTGCTTATAGTTTAGACGGTATAACTTGGACAGCCAGCACATTACCAGCTACAGCAGTTTGGACTAAAGTCACTTACGGTCAGGGAGTATTCCTTGCAGTGAGCACAACTACAGCAGCAGCTACATCGCCAGATGGAGTGACATGGACAACCAGAACTACTTCTACGGCTGCTAGTGGTTTCTCAGCAATCACTTTTGGTAATAGAAATCGTTACGGCTTGTTTGTGGGAGTCGGTGGCAGCACAGGTGATGTAGCTACATATATCAGAACCGGCGCTACTGCTAGAGGTCGAGCCAAAGTGGCCGCTGACAAACTATTCCAGGTCAATATCACAGAACCTGGATCAGGCTACGCTACTGTGCCTACAATCACATTTACCGATCCTAACAACACGTTTGAATCTCCTGTGACAGTAAGGAAAAACAGTGGTGTATTGGCTAATCCTAGTTTTGTAAACAGGGGCACACAGTTTGTCACAGGCAGCGGTGAAGTAGATACCGGTGATGGTTATTCAGATCTGTTTCAACCTGGCACTTTTGTGGCCACTCGCAGACTTTTTGAACGTCCTACACCAGGTGCAAATGTGGTGTTCAGTCATTTACCTGACAGAACTTTCAAGTTAGTCAACGTGATTACATTCTTGGGCACTAACGACGGCGCCTACACAGCGTTTTTACAGATCAGCCCGCAACTAACCATATCAGAAGCGCCACCTGACGGCACAGATGTTACTACGCGACTGAAATACAGCCAAGTTCGACTTACAGGACATGACTTCTTAGACATAGGTACAGGCAGCTTCATCGATACTAATTATCCAGGAATACCACTACAATCGGCAATTCCTGCAAATGAAACAGTAGAAAATGGTGGGGGTAGAGTGTTCTTTACAAGTACTGACCAAGACGGTAACTTCCGAGTTGGCGATTTGTTTGCCATTGAACAATCAACTGGTATTGCTACATTAAATGCAGATGCGTTTAATATTTCAGGACTGCAAGAACTTAACCTGGGCAACGTAACACTGGGAGGTGGGTCAGCTACAATCACTGAATTTTCAACAGACCCGTTCTTTACAGCAGATTCAGATAACATCGTACCCACACAACGAGCAATCAAAGCATATATCGCCGGACAGATTGGCGGTGGTGGTGCCAGCTTGAATGTTAACTCCGTAACAGCAGGTAGTATTTTTATCAGCTCAAACGTGATAACTACGGTAACAGCAGGACCAATCAAGATGAATGCAGTCTTTGAGTTCAGAGGCGGAGTCATAGGCATACCTATAGCATTCAATTACTTTTTAAGCTAAATAAATACATGGAGAATACATTATGGCAACAGGAAGATTAGGAATAGCAGATCTAGCAGCGGCAACGAATACTACGCTGTATACAGTACCCGCAAGCACATTTTCAGTAGTAACTGTCAATATAGTAAACAGAGGTGCTTCGGCAGCTACCGTTAGAGTAGCAGTATCGTCATCAGCCACACCAGCAGATTCGGAATATATTGAATTTGACACTAGTCTGTCAGCTAAAGGTGTGCTAGAGCGCACAGGTATTGTACTAGATGCCGGAAAACTATTAGTTGTTCGCTCAAGTGCTATAGGTGTAAATGCTGTAGTCTACGGTATTGAAACTGCAACAGCTTAATAAAAGGATAAGATCATGGCAAGAAGAATCAATAGCGGACTTGTGGGTAGCCCTGCACTAGTAGGATCTATTCAAATTTCGCCCGAACAAGCCTTGACCACCGCGGCGGATCAGAATATCACTCTTAGTCCGGGCGGAACTGGACAAGTTGTTGCTACCGCAAACATTCAGTTAAATGCACAAAATGATTTGCGATTCGCAGATAGTGATTCGTCAAATTACGTTGGATTTCAAGCCCCTGCAACAATATCAGCTAATTTAGTATGGACACTGCCTGCCGCTGACGGCACAGCCAATCAACTTCTTTCAACCAACGGCTCTGGAACATTAAGTTTTGCATCGGCTGGTATTTCACTCAGTGATCAAACAACATCGGCAACCCTACACTATCCTTTGCTCACCTCAGCTACATCGGGCAATATAACTGCCGTGAATGTGTCGTCTACCAAAATGACATATCAACCAAGCACTGGTAAGTTGAATTTATTAGGTGCTCAGACCAGCAGCAGCAACTCTACCGGAACACTAACAGTCACTGGCGGCGTTGGCGTAACTGGTGCCATGTATGTAGGCGGAGAAATTGTTGCATATGCAGCTTCGGATATTAAACTGAAAGAGAATATTTCAAAGATTGATAATAGCCTAGAAAAATTACTAAAAATATCAGGCTATCAGTATCACTGGAATAAAATTGCGCAAGAAATGTATCCAGAACGTACCATGCTGGACGTAGGAGTTCTTGCTCAAGAAGTAAAAGAAATAATACCATCAGCTGTGGTTGAAAGAGAAGATGGATATCTTGCTGTAAAGTATGAAAAATTAATTCCTTTGCTGATAGAAGCTGTCAAGGCTCTAAAAGCAGAAATTGAAGATATGAAAAGAGAGAATTAAAAATGCCAGTACAATTATCAAATTGCGGTATAATTTTTTCCAACGGTCAGCACAAGTGCAGGATCGAAGAACAAAGAGAACAGTATATCTGGAATCTCAACAATTGGAGCCCACAAAATGGTGGCCAGTGTTGTGCGTGGACAGTACCCACAGGGACTACTACAATCAAGTTTGAAATACTGTCAGGTGGCGGCCCAGGTGGCTCGTCAGGTGGTGACTATGATCACGGCATCGGTGGCCAAGGCGGCAATTACGGCGTAAGAACATTGCAAAAATCAGTGAATGGATTTACAGATGGCTCTGTATATACTGTATGCGCTGCTGGCTCATCGGATTGTAGCTGCTGCTGTTCATGTAATCAAAATTGTCGACATGGATGCACCAGCTTTGTCAATGGCACTGGTCTCAGCAATTTCTGTGCCATCGGCGGCATGGGTGGCTTTACTATGTGGGATATGACCTCCAGCTGCTATAACTGCCACATTGGTAATGTTCAGTGTAACGTGGGTAACTACAATGCCGGTTGGGGCAATAATGCTTGTGATACACCAGTATACGGGTCTGATATGTGTTTTAGAGGCACAGCTGGATCATACAATTCTTCATATGACTGTTGTGCAGATAACTTTTCTGTTGCAGGCTCACCTTCCGGACCAATTAGCACAAATCATGGAGTTGGCGGCAAACATCGCTGCGTGGGCAATTTGGCCTGTTGTTCAGCACACGCAACCTGGCCAGGTGGTGGCGGCGCAGGCCACGCAACCGACTCATCGAGTGCCTGCTGGGGCAGCTTTGGCGCCGGTGGTCTTGTTAGAATAACATATAGTTAAGGAGAAATAAATGCCAACGTGTTTATCAAGTGCAGGAATAATTTACGCTAACGCTCAACATCAATGTAAAATTGCAGAACAGTATGAAATCTATGTTTGGAATACCAACAACTGGACACCACTAAATGGTGGTCGCTGTTGTGCTTTTGTAGTACCTAATGGAACCACGTCGATCAAGTTTGAAATACTGTCAGGTGGCGGCCCAGGTGGCTCATCAGGTGGTGACCATGATCACGGAGTTGGTGGCCAAGGCGGCAATTACGGCGTAAGAACCCTGCAAAAATCAGTAAATGGATTTGCAGATGGCGCAACATATACTGTATGTGCCGCTGGCTCATCGGAATGTAGCTGCTGCTGTTCATGTAATCAAAATTGTCGACATGGATGCACCAGTTTTGTCAATGGCACTGGTCTCAGCAATTTCTGTGCCATCGGCGGCATGGGCGGGTCAACTTCTTGGGACATGATCTCAAACTGCTATAACTGCCACATTGGAAATACTCAATGCGATCTAGGCAACTACAATGCCGGTTGGGTCAATCACGCCTGTAATACGCCAGTATACGGGTCCGACATGTGTTTTAGAGGCACAACTGGATCATACAATCACCAATACAACTGTTGTGCTGATGCGTTCGCAGTAGCAGGAGGCCCAAGCGGCCCGTGGGCTGCACCTCATGGAATTGGCGGCAAACATCGCTGCGTGGGCAATTTGGCCTGCTGTTCAGCACACGCAGCTTTCCCAGGCGGTGGCGGCTCAGGCCACGCAATCGACTCATCGAGTGCCTGCTGGGGCAGTTTTGGCGCTGGCGGCCTTGTTAGAATAACGTACAGTTAAGGAGAAATAAATGGCAAAGATAACCAAAATGCTAACATACAGTATACCAGATCACTTATTTTCGTTGGAAAATACGTTGGGTAAAACCAGTACACAGTTATACGAAGGCCCAGAAGAAATAGTCATGTGGCTTGATAAAGAAACTGGCTATTTAATGCAGGCGTTTGCACCAGAAGACGAACCTGATCGTCCGCTTCCATTAGATCTCAAAAGAGAAATATTAAAAGCAGACACCGACATAAACTGCTGCAAAATTGGATTGATCTACGGCGGATTAGAAGACCCAAAGATCTACGAAGTTTCGGTTGGTCCAGTCGATCAACCAAACGCCACAGTTGTAGATCCTTCAGATATTAGAATAGTTTATGATAAACAATCTGTAACTGACGATTACACAGCACCGCTTAAATTCTTTGAGAACAAAAGAATTAGAGATGATGCGTTTATTAGACGTGAGAGAGATACAAGACTAGCTGCAAGTGATGGCAAAATTGCTCCAGATATGCCAGAAGCTCTAAAACAACAATGGCTGGATTATAGACAAAAACTTAGAGACCTTCCTGCAGATTGGGCAGATGTTCCTAAATATCTTGTAAGATTTCCGCGTAGTCCTGAAGACGGACCCAACATGGAATTTGAAAATGAGCATGTTAAGGTTATTAGAATCGCAGACAGAGATGCCTCCGATGCCGATGCTTTACAAAATCTACCCCCAGGCGTTTACTAATTTCCAATAGTATTGTGCTGGTAACAGCACAATACTCAACGCTCGCTCACATTATTCTTAGAGGCCTAGCCCTCAAAATAAATATCGTACTAGATAGCAAAGGTTACGATATCAATGAAAAAAGCATTTTTTATAAATGGCGGCGCAGGTCGAGTACTATGCGCCATTCCCGCACTAGAGTACTATGTTAAAAACACTGATCCAACAGCAGTCATTGTTGTTGAAGGTTGGATTGATCTATATTTAACCAGCAAAACATTAGCAAATAATGTGCATCATGCTACAAACCCAGATCTTTTTGAAAAATTAAAAGATAGAGAAATCATAACTCCCGAACCGTATAAACTAAACGCATACTTTACTCAAAGATGCAATCTTGTGCAGGCGTTTGACATGTTGATCAACTACGATGTTCCGCCTGAACTTATCCCAGAAACCAAAGAATATGATATTTTTATTGGCAAAAAGGATATTGCACAAGCAAACGAACTAGTCAATGAAGCTAGAAATCATTTTAAAAAGCAACAAGTAGTAATCTTCCAACCATTTGGAAAAACAGCTGGATTACAGGGCAACACCATCATTGACGAAAGTGGTAGATCATTCGAAGTTGATGATATTATAAAAATACTTGAAGAACTGAATAAAAATTACGCTGTTATAATGATGAGCGAGTTAAAAATTCCTGGAAACAAAGCATTAGGGGTAATGGTACCGGAAAGCGTTAGTCTTTTACAATGGACTGCAATTATCAATGCTGCTGATTATTTCTTGGGCTGCGACTCAGTGGGACAGCATATTGCACATGCCTTAAAGAAACCGGGCACAGTGGTTATAGGCGGTACATTCCCTGAAAACATTTCGTATCCTAGTAGCAGTACACTTACTATAATCGATAACGGCAAAGACGAAAGAAAGTATTCTCCAATAAGAGTTGCGATAGACATTAGGATTGATAGACACAATGAAAATCTAATGGTGCTCAATGACGAAACTATTAAGACAATTACCAACGGGATTAAAACTACATTGAGTAAAACTGCCAAGGCATATGCTGAACCCAAACAAGCTGCTGGGTGTGCTGCACCCGGCTGTGCTTAAAATAAATGTCACAAGGAAAAATAATGAAAAAAACAGGATACATTGCAGGTATTGCTCGAGGGCATAATGCAGGAGTTTGTCTTTTAAAAGATGGACAAATTGTATTTTCTATTGAAGAAGAAAGACTATCTCGCTACAAATATGACGGCGGCCCGCTTGCGAGTATGATTAAAATTCTTGACTATACTGACAAGATTGATTATTTGGTAATATCTCACACACAAGGTCATGACGAACCAATAAACGATTTTGTAAGGCAAGATGTGTATTCTGCACTTGCTAGGAAGTTGAGATTAATCGACGATGTTAATACCCAAGTAATTAAATATCACGATCAACACCATAGAAGTCACGCCGCGTTGGCATTTTATAGATCTGGGTTTGATAAAGCAAGTGCTATTATTGTAGATGGGGCAGGTACATTTATTGAACGCCCCGACGGTCAAACCATGTTTGAAGTTGAAAGTATATATGATTGTTCATACCCTGCAAACTTTGAGGAAGTGTACAAGCATTTTGGAGGCAACGGACCTTGGAGGACTGAACATTACAACAGTGATGGGAACGGTACAGAAGTTATAGTTAATGATAAAACAGGTATTGTTAAAGCATATGAAGCAGTAACTAGATTTTGTGGATTCGACTCGATAGAAGCGGGTAAAACTATGGGTCTGTTTCCGTATGGAGAACCGAACAAAGCACCTAAGATTTATGGTAATTTTGGTGGGAATAAAGATCTATTCACTAATACATATCCCAATGGCGCACTGGTCAATGAAGAAGGCTATGCTGAACTAGATGACAGGGTGTACGATCCAAAAGTAATTCATAGATCAGTGACTGACCCCAACGATCAACGACAAATGCAGCGGTACGAGCAACAAATGCGTGAAGCTGATGCAGAAGATCTAACACAATTGGCTTCTAGAAGAAACATGGCCTACAATGTACAAACTGAATCGCAACAACTAGTACTTGACTTGATTCTAAAATCAATTAAACGTACAGGTAATAAAAATATCGTTATCAGCGGCGGGTATGGTTTAAATTGTGTTGCCAACTATTTCTATCTACAGCACTTACCGGAAGGTGTAAAGATATATGTTGAACCTGTTTCGAACGATGCAGGTACAGCTATGGGTGCAGCATTTTATCATTACTATAAAACATCTCAAGATACAAAAGTAAGATCAAAAGATGAAAATTTATTTTTAGGTCCGGTACAACATATCACTGAAGATGCAGTTATAGAAACTGCGGCCAAATACAGTGGCAGCGTAACAATAAATGTTGATTACAAAGATGTTATTAAGACTATTAGATCTAAAAACATCGTAGCACTATTCCAAGAACGCTGCGAAAACGGTCCTAGAGCACTAGGCAACAGATCACTGATGTTTGATCCAACATTTGCCGACGGTAAAGATTTTGTTAATTTGATTAAAAAACGAGAATATTTTAGACCATTTGCTGCATCAGTATTACAAGATGATGTACACGATTGGTTTGATCTGCGTGGCATGGAAGATTCTCCGTCTATGATGTATGCTGTAAATTGTCAGCCGGGCGTGAAAGAAAAGATTCCAGCAGTTATACACGTTGATGGTACCTGTAGAATTCAAACAGTGACTGAAGAACAAAACTTTCATTGGTATAATCTGATTAAAGAATTTAAAAATCAAACAGGTGTTCCTGCATTGTTTAATACCAGCTTTAACCTAGGCGGCGAGCCATTGGTTGAAACCATCGACGATGCCATGCGTACTCTTTACAACTCAGGAATTAATTACATTTATTTTCCAGCTGTTAAAATGATGGTAGAGATTGAACATAATGACAGAGCATGATTAAAAAAATAAATGAACAAGATATATTTGCAGTTAATCCTAATTTTGAAGTACATGTACATCAGTTAGGTGATACCAAATGTGTCATTGTTGATAACTTTTATCTTAATCCTGAAAAAGTTAGAGAATTGGCTCTTTCTATTCCTGCATCGAAGAGCATGATTAGAAATACATACCCCGGACTGTCAATTAGTCTTGGAATTAATCTAACAAGTTTAGCCGATACGTTTGTTAAACTAATCAGTGAAAATTTTAATGACGGTCCTCGCAAGATTGATAAAGACATACGTAAAACATTTGATTTTATAACATTCATGGTAAATGTAATGCAAGGACAAGACCAGCCAACTCCCCATAGAGATAGTGCAGATCCAGGTAGATTTGCAGCATCGGTATATTTAAACTACAATGACGAATCTCACGGCGGCACAGCTTTTTATTCTGAAACCGGACAAGAACTAGGATATGCAGAAATGGCTTTTAATAGATTGGTATTATACAGGCAAACTGATGTTCACACCGCAGTGATGCAACCTGATTGGTTTGTTGAAGATGCTTACAGAATCAATCAGATGATGTTTATTTAAATATGGAGGAAAACATGAACAATCAAACCGAAGGCCGAATTTACTCCTTGTTTCCTTCCCCCCTATACACATACAAAACAGAAAGCAAAGAATATACTGAAATACAGGCCGAGATGCAGACTGTGGTTGATAAACTGCATCTAGAAGATCGTTGGGGACAAAATCCATATTGGAATTCTCACACTCATTACCTATCTAATCAAGGTGATTTTAACCAGTCTATTTTAAAAGACGAAAAAATGAGAGTGATCACTTCGTGTATAATGCACCATTGTTTTAATTATATGAGAATGATGAATGTTAAACCGCTGTACAAAGCAGCCATCGAAACTTCATGGCTTACACTAACCAAACCGGGGCAGTATGCTCATGTTCACGATCACGGTACCAGCCACGTCAGTGGAGTGTATTGGTTTAAAACAAATGGGCAAGACGGTGATCTAGTTTTTAGAAATGCTCTTAAAGCATTAAAATGCAATCCAATTGGTAGTTCATATGCTCATGAAAACGCATTTGCCCCAGAGCAAGGCAGATTAAGTATGTGGCCCGGCTATTTAGATCACAGTGTTAATGAAAATACAACCAATGAAGATCGTATTAGTTTGTCTTTCAATATTTTGTTAGAAACAGGAGCAACTAATTAATGTTATATGTTTTCGGCGATAGTTTTAGTGTACCCGATGCACACAAGAATGAAGTTATTGGGCCTACAGGTCTAGTAACGTTCATGCCGTTAGAAAAGAATTGGACTAGGATTGTTAGTGAAAGTTTAATCGGGGATGATAATCATGTAAATGACTCTCAGCTCGGGTGTTCCAATGAATACATTTTCCATACCCTAAGAGAGCGTGAATCGTCGTTTAAAAGTGGGGACTGTGTTATAGTACAGCTTACTTCTTATTACAGAGAATGGATTTTTGAAGATAAACCAGGCATGGCAAATTTCCTAAATGCAAAATTTGTGCCAGGAGTTCATGTTACAAAAGAACAAGCCAAGGCATTAGAAATGTATAAAAAGTATCTGCATTCCGATCACCGTCTTTTTATACAATATGATGCAATTTATGATGCAATAACTCTTAGAACTATGCTATATGCACAACAAGGTATTCAATTTTTAATCCTGCCAGGGTTTCACAACGTTGCAGGGGTACAAGGAAATATGTTTGAAACCTCAAACTTAGAGTTTGACAGTATCGAAACATGTAACACATATCATAATAGAGTTGGCGGCGATCTGCGTTATAACCACTTTTCAGAAGTTAATCATAAAATTTTAGCAAATAAAGTAATTGACTTCTTTAACACTGGTACCACTGTGGATCTTACAACTGGGTTTAAAACTGGCATTCATACTAAAGATACTATCTAATGAAAATACATCTTGAAGGATATCCGGTAAGCATTTCTCGATTGAATACTGTAGATCTAAAAATTCTACAGGATCATTATCTTCCATTGATATTAAATGGCAAAGAAGATGAATACAAAGGCGAAGAAAGTAGAATTTCTAAAAATGCATCTCAACGCTGGAGCGATGCTGACTTTTTTAAAAAATGGAATGATATATTACTACCTGCGCCCTATATCCAGTCTTACATAGATTCTTTTATGTTTCAATTTTCCTATAAAGTTGAAATAGATACATGGTATAATGTGCATAATCAATATGATCATCAACAGTTACACAATCACATAACAACAAATGTACCGGCATTTTCGTGTGTGGTCATACTAAAACAACCTAATGCAGATTCGGGACAGCTAGTTTTCAGGACTCCTAATTTATCAAATCATTTAAAATATTTAGAATTAGATCCGCAAGATCACTATCAAAACATATATAAGCCACCAATGGAAGAAGGAATATTGATAATATTCCCATCCTGTCTTGAACATTATGTATATTATAATCAAACAAATGAATCAAGAGTTGTGTTTGCATCAAACATAGTAATAAAAAGACAAGGTAGCTTGTACTAATGTCACCTACTGTTATACCGTTTCCTATAAGTATTAAACCATTTAAGGAACATATTCAACTAAAACAACAAGTAATAGATGCCATTTCAAGACAAGATCGAGCAGAACACATGCTGGCATTTAACAGCGATATCATTAGATGCGATTGGAGTACATCTCGATATGATGGCGACAGAGAGTGGCTTAAAATTATAAATTATCCTCTTGCTATTCATCTCAACGAATGGTGCAATACCATGGGATATCAAACATTTGGTATTACTGAAATTTGGTTTCAACAGTATGCCACTGGAGGCAAACATGCCTGGCATACCCATAGCAATAACTTTACCAACGTATATTATGTGCATTTGCCTGAAGGCGGCACCCAAACAGAATGGATAGATCCAGTGACCAAAGATATACACATATTTGATGTACATGAAGGTGACATCATTACATTTCCTAGCTGGGTAATTCACCGAGCTCCGATTAATACCTCAGAAGAAACTAAAACAATCATTTCGTGGAACATGGACGTGTCGGTAAAAGATCATGATGCAGCCGACATCTACGGCTAATGCAGGAGAATTTTTATTATGACTAAAAAATCAGAGTACGAAGTAATAGATAATTTTTTAGATAAAGAATATTTTGATACAATAAAAAATACACTAACGTCATTAGATATGAATTGGTTTTATAGAGACAATATGACATCAAAAGATGATGAGCACGGTATGTGTTATTTTACACATAATTTCTTTATAAACAACCATGTTTGTAGTCCTTACTTTAATTTACTAGAATCATTATTATATAAATTAAAAGTTTTTTCATTACTCCAAGCTAGAACAAATATGTCTATAAGTAAAGAAGATCGATACGAATCTTCTTGGCATGTTGATTACCCTGATGGAGATTCTAAAACAGCCATATTATATATGACAACTTGTAATGCTAAAACGATGATAGAGGTTGAAAAAGAAATAATTGGGATTGATTCTGTTGAAAACAGGATATTAATTTTTGATACTGCTATTTCTCATAAAATGATAAGTGCAACAGATGCAAAAAGAAGAATTATTATTAATTTAAATTACTTTCAAAAATGAAATTATTCGGTAAAATAGAAAAAGGTTGGGGACATGAAATAATATTTTCGTCCACTGACCAATACTGTGGAAAATATCTGGTGTTTGCCAAGGCTGGCGACAAGTTCAGTATGCATTACCATCTTGTCAAAGATGAAAGCTGGAACGTCAATCAGGGTAGCTTCTTGTTAAGATACATAGACACAAAGACTGCCACGATGCAGGAAAAAATCTTAAACACAGGCGATAATTGGCATAATCCTCCAGGGTTACCGCATCAACTTGAAGCGTTGGAAGACAATTCAATCATAGTCGAAGTAAGTACCCCCGATTCAGTAGAAGATAATTTTAGAATATTTCCCGGAGATAGTCAACGATGAATTTTATTGAAGTGTATCCAGACGCATTTCCCAAAGACTACTGTAAAACTATCATACAAAGATTTGAAGATATGGTCAAAATGGGTCAACATCTCACACAAAACAGCATGATGAAAAATCAGGACGATCGAATATTTTTTGATTGGGCATTTCACAGTCAACAAAATTTCAGCGTAGATCCTGACCTGTGTTCTTTCTTTTATAAAACTCTAAACAAGTATTATATAGAACAGTATTTTGAAAAATATCAGAGTCTTGGATTTTGTTTTCAACACACACCCAAAGGCATGAGCGTACAGAGAACCGGCCCGCGCCAAGGCTACCATGCGTGGCATTGTGAAAATGCAGATCAATCATCAGCCAATAGAATCCTAGCTTATACCTTGTATCTCAATGATATTGAAGAGGGTGGCGAAACAGAATTTCTGTATCAAGGTCTTAAGATTAAACCAGAAACTGGCAAGTTGGTTATTTGGCCTGCCTATTTTACCCACCCTCACAGGGGGAATCCCATATATAAGGGTTACAAATATATTATAACCGGGTGGTATTCACTGGATCACTAGTATGTCTACAATAATAGTTAACGGTACTTTTGATATTTTGCATCCCGGGCATGTTGCCATGTTGAACACAGCTCGTAGTCTAGGAGATTATCTTGTTGTATGCATTGATACAGACAGAAGAGTTCGAGAATTAAAAGGCCAAAGCCGGCCGATCAACGACCAGATTGATCGCAAAGTGATGTTACAAAATTTAAAAGCTGTTGATATTGTAGAATTTTTTGACAGCGAAGAAGAACTGATAGCATTAATCAAACTGTATAAACCAAGTGTAATGGTCAAAGGCAGTGATTATCGCGGACAGCGTATAGTAGGCGAAGCACACGTACCAAAGGTATTTTTTTATGACAGAGTCAGCGACTATTCAACAACTAAAACAATTCAGGATATTGCTAATAGGTGACGACTGTCACGACATTTACACCTATGGTTATGTAAATCGTATCAGTCCCGAAGCACCAGTTCCTGTGTTTGAACCACAGTATACTATTCACAAAGATGGAATGGCTGGCAATGTGTGTAAGAATCTAGAAGCATTGGGATGCACAGTCAACTTCCTACACGGCAAATCTAGCGAAAAAAACAGATTAATCGATGCACGTACCAAACAACAATTATTGCGTATGGATCAAGATGTTGCCAGCGATCCTATCACTTTTGACACATCAATACCTCCTGGGTATGATGCCATTGTAATCAGTGACTACAACAAAGGCACAGTGACCTACGAATTAATAGAAGAGCTAGTTAAAGAAGTTGACGTGCCTATCTTTGTTGACACAAAGAAAACAGACCTAGCAAGACTATCAGGTTGCTATGTCAAGATTAATGCACTGGAAAAAAGTCGTGCAACAAGTTTACCCAACGCAGAGCATTTGATTGTTACGCACGGTGGAGGTGGCGCTTATTGGAATGATTGTATATACCCTGCTGAAATTGTAGGCGATGTAACTGATGTATGCGGTGCAGGTGATACATTTTTAGCAGCATTAGTATACGAGTTTTTAAAAACAGGCCGCATTCCTGATGCAGTAAAATTTGCAAACAAGGCATCGGCAGTAACAGTACAACACATAGGGGTGTATGCACCAAGACTGGAAGAAATACAATGATTATACTAACCGGAGCCGGAGGATTTATTGGTAGTGTGGTATTAGGTTACTTGAATTTGCAACGAGTCACTGATATTATTATAGTTGACGATCTGCCTTATGAAAATCAGTATAAAAATCTCATAGGTAAACAGTATAAAAGACTTGTTTCTATAGATGACATCGATTCAATAGATGAAAACATCACTGGAGTCATACATATCGGTGCAAATGCTAATACTCTAGAAAAAAATTGGAGTTCGATCTATGCAACGAATGTTAAATCTACAAGGAAATGGAATGCATTTTGTAAACAACGCAAAATACCTTTTATTTTTACTTCTAGCGCATCAGTATATGGTAACGGCTCTGGCCCAATGAATCAATACGCATTTAGCAAACTGCTCAGTGAAAATGAAGTAGAAGGAGTTGTCCTTCGATTGTTCAATGTATATGGGCCTAATGAGTATCACAAAGGCAGAATGGCTTCTACAATTTTACATTGGTTTGATCAAATCAAAGAAACTGAGGAAATAACGATATTCGAAAACAGCAAGAATTATTTTAGAGATTTTGTATGGGTAGAAGATATAGCAAAAACCATATATTATTTTATGTTTGAAAATTATCAACCTGGAATCTATGATCTCGGCAGCGGATCTAGCACGGATTTTGAAACCATAGCAGATCTTGTAATATCTAATACAAACAAAGGCAAAAAAAGATTTGTAGATATGCCCGATGATCTTAAAAAACAGTATCAAATAAATACATTAGCTGATACGAAATTGTTAACAAAATCTGGGGTAGATGTCAAAAGTTTCACCAACGTGTATGAAGGCATCGCAAAGTACATAGATTATTTGGCTAAAACTCGTTATTACTAATTTGAATAAATAATAATATGGCAAAGATACCCGTACTTGACGCAATAAGAATTATACCTAGAGAAACAGATTTTCTTAACAGAAGATCCGGAAATCGAGGTGAAATTTTTTATGATCGAACAGCTAATACCCTGAGACTATATGATGGAGCCACAGCTAGCGGTGTAAATCTTGCAAAAGCAGATTTAACCAATATATCTAATACAGATTTTTTAGCCAAAGCAAATTCTGCAGGATTCAGTGGCGGTGTGCAGTCAGGCGTCTCTGGAAAAATAGCATATTATCCGTCAAATGGTTCCCAAGTCAACGATCTTGCTGCATTGACTTGGTTAGATGATTCCACTAATACGTTGATGTTATCGGGTGTGATAGATATCTCAGGACAAAAAAATCGCATCAGATTCCATTGGGACACCCTAGCAGATCTTACAGATGAAGTGTCCCCTATAGATTATCACGGTATGGTAGCTCATGTGCATGATACAGGCAAATTGTATTATGCACATGCCGGCGCTTGGGTACCTGTGGCTGCAGAAAGCAGTCTGCCCAATACATTTGCAACTATTGCTATCGCAGGACAAAGTTCAGTGATAGCAGATACAACCGCAGACACACTGACACTAGTTGCTGGTACTGGTATTACACTAACTACCAACGCTAGTACAGATACCATTACTATCACAGGTACTGCCAGCACAGGCAACATCACCTTTGTGGCTAACACCATAGACAGCACAGATAGCACAGCTATTACAGTAACCCCAGCAGTGAATTTTGAATCAGATGTTGTGGTAGGCAATGAAATTGTATTTGCAGACGGCTCAAGACAGGCTACTTCTGCTGTGGGGGTTCCTGGACCTCAGGGAGAGATTGGTCCTCCAGGAGCGTCAGGATCTGGATCAGGCGATGTATTGAGTGCAGGCGGCGGCTATGTGGACAACAGGATTGTGCGCTACGATGGCACAACAGGCACAATCATACAGGTTAGTAGTGCCAGTATATCAGATGTAGGGTTATTAACTGCTACAAGTTTCAGCGGTGACGGCAGTTTGATAACCGCTTTAAATGCCACTGAATTAACTTCAGGTACTGTACCTGATGCAAGATTTCCAGCTACATTACCTGCAAGTTCGGGTGTTAATTTAACAGCACTCAATGCCACTCAGTTAACTTCAGGTACTGTACCTGATGCAAGATTTCCAGCTACATTACCTGCAAGTTCGGGTGTTAATTTAACAGCACTCAATGCCACTCAGTTAACTTCAGGTACTGTACCTATAGCTCGTATAGGAGCCACAGGAACAGCCAGTGCTAGTACCTATCTCCGTGGGGATAATTCTTGGGCTACAGTTTCAGGCGGTTCATCATCAGACAGTTTTGCTACAATAGCAGTGGCCGGACAAACTTCAGTGGTAGCGGATTCAGCCACAGATACCCTGACTTTGGTAGCAGGTTCAAATATAACTATAACTACCAATGCTGGTACAGACACTATTACCATTGCTGCCGCCGGCGGCGGAACTGCATCAGATAGTTTTGCCACTATAGCGGTAGCAGGGCAAAGTTCAGTTGTTGCTGATTCAGCCACTGACACTCTTACTATAGCCGCAGGCACCGGTATCTCAATCACCACAGATGCCAGCACAGATACCGTTACAATCACCAATACGGCCTCAGCAGGTGCCTCAGCATTTACTGACTTGACGGATGCTGCTGGGCTAACGGTGGATCAGTTCTATCTACCGGCCATAACAAGACTTAATGTAACTAATAACGGTGCTACTGCATACAGATTTGATCAATATGGCACTACTGACGATCCTACAGTATATGCCATAAATGGCACCACTATAGCTTTCAATCTTAATGTGGCAGGTCATCCTTTTTTGATACAGGACGGCGCAGGTGCAAATTACAACACTGGGTTAGTACACGTAACCACAGGAGGCGTTGTGACTACAGGTGCATCTGCTCAAGGGCAAACATCTGGTACACTGTATTGGAAGATTCCAGATTCAATTAGTGGTAGCTACAGATATCAGTGCAGTGTTCATGCTGCTATGATTGGTACTATTTTCATTAAAAACTTTAGCAGTATTTAATTTTTCTGTGCTTGCGACCAGTCTCTAATTCTAGTTTCTAATTTTTTTCGCAAATCTGATATTTCGTCTTTCATTTCGTTGCCCATAGTTGGCAACTGTCTAGAGTATATCATTTCTAGATGCATGTTATCAAGTTTTTTAATGCTATAGGTTAATTTTTGTAACAATTGAACAGTTTCATTTTTTACATCGCCCGCTGGCATTGTGGCTATTACTGATTCATATCTTTCACAGTCTTTGATAAATCTAGTAGATTTTTGCAGTATGCTTGACATTTTCTAACTCCAATATAGTTTCAATTTTTGTACGAATTATGGTATTGCTCAATGTGTTTTTTAAACCGGTATGCAATTGTTTGGGCAAGTGATTCAATGCAGCCCAACATATAGTAGCAGCTGATGTTGTAAGAAATTCATCATCAACTAGACAGATATATGTTCCATATTCAAATCCACGGTCCTCACTGAGATACAATTCTATGGGTAAAATTTTACCCACTGAGAAATTATTTAACAACGGTTCGGCATCTTCTAATAGACTGCTGTTTCTCACAAAAGTAGGCACAGTCCATTTGGCATCTTCTAAAATAAGAAGAATTCTCTTGGTGTTTTTACTTAGAAACAATAAGCCGGCACGTTGTTGCATCTAGATACTTATCAAGCATCTAGATCAAATCTCCAATATCCGGCAGCGTATTCACCTTCGAAAGATCTCAACCATTGTGTGCCATCCCACTTGTATTGTACACCTGTGGTCAAGTTAGTGAAATATTGAATAATTGTCACTATACTAGGGTCAAACGTTTCCTGCCATACAGTACCAGTCCATTCAATTATAGAATTAGCCTTGATCACAGTATCGTTGCCTATGAGATCTTTCCAAGCATCTGGTCCGTCATAGGCAGTTGAGCCGGAATCAAAGTTGTTCCATCCTGAATTTTCCACAGTCTGTCCAACATTTGCACTGTTGTTGACATCGTCTAGTACTAGATATCTTGTGCCTACAGGAATCGCAGCAATACTTCCAAATTTTTCAATTGGGCTAAACTTGTAGGGATCAACGATAGCAGTTACAGGTAATATTGTATTGCTAGGGACTGTGTCCATATCAAGATCAATTACTAGGTATGTAGGGTCAATTTCATTTACGGTAAATGTGCCAGTGACTTCGTAGCCACTAGGTTGTGTAAAATGTATTCTACTAGTACCTGTATATCCACCGTGAATCTCTAGTATCTTATACCAATCTAGTCTTTGTTGATTGCCTTTGTAAGGAGTCTCATCCAGGCCCAACGACAATACTGCTTCATAGACATTCAGCACAGTGAGATCATAGAACCCTGTGGCCTTGTTTAGTATTAGTAATACCCCAAATCGATCCACAGTGTTTTGTACCTGAGTAGTTGCACCATCACCATTGAATATGAGATCTTCTAGACCTAACAATTGGCCTGATTCCCCAAATACATTCATGATGATGTTTTTAATAATGCCCATTTTCTTAACCTTGGCAGGCGGACTGATCCAAATAGGAGTTTGAAAATCTAGAGTACAAACATCAATGTCACTTTCTGTTCCTTGCGGAATAGTTCTAGAACTAAAATTAATGCTACTAAGATCTACTACACTAATACTGGTCCAGTCAACGTAATTGTCTGTGGTTTGAATTTCAAGACTGGGATTAAACAACACCAGAATCTGTTCCAGCAACTGAAGTTTTTGATCTGTGTTAGAAGTCCAGATTTCTGCTTTCATAGACAGTTTGAACGGTGTAGGCATGAGTCTTTCCACAGTATACCCACCGCCTTGTACTCCACCGTATTCTCTTTCACCTGCTTGATTGGTAGTATACTGCCGTTCTCTTACAGATAGTTTACTAACAAAACTGTAGTCACTAAGTCTAGAATTATCTAACTCGAGGCCGCTGATGTAACAGGCTATTCTAGGCACTGTTGACAGTTTGTTTTCACTGTTGTCTTTGATCATGCTGGCAACCTGTCTGGTCATATCACCGTACAACACAGGCACGTGTCTCTCTTCGGGAACATCACCTCCAGTTTTATATTTGAATCCTATAAAGATTCTCATAAACTGTGTAACATATCGTCTTACTTGCGCATCGTAAAAATAATCCATTATTCATCTGCCTCTGGTCTGAGAGCCTTGCTGAGACTCTGTCTTTCTTTCACAGTGTTGCCATTTATTATGTCTGTATTTGTATTGTTGATAAATCCAGCTTTTTGTGTCTGGCGAACATCCTTGCCTTCAAATTGATCACCAACCCCAACATCACTTGGTCCTAGGTTATTCATGGTCATTCGTACCTTGTCTTCGACTTTGACCCATCTTGATCCGTTGTATCTAAACAATCTATAAGGGAAATAATCTTTACGTAGACAGAATTGACCATCTGCAGGAGCTAGAGGAAAGGCTATGCCAGCTGTGAATGGCGCACCGTTTGGTGGAACACCATCGCCAACAAGGTATCCGTTATACCCAGATACTTCTGATGATAGTAAAGCGGTAGCAGCAGTGGATCCTACATATACAGGAGTACCGTCAGTATTAAACAAGAGATTGCCTGCTTCATCAGTGGCCTGAGTTTCTAAGCTAGCATCTAATAGGCTGTTATCTGCGCTGACCAGTACCGGTAATTTATCTTCGTCCACGGTCAGCGTGTAAAACTGCGTGGTGTCCGAACCGCTCCTTGGAGCATCTGTTTCAGCTTGATCAAGAACTGCCTGGGTGATCTGCATTTCTTTTTCGTAGGTGCTCATTATGTTTCGTAAGCTGTCGGCTAGTTCATAATAGGTAGCGTTAGGAGGTGCAACTCCTGTGACTTCTTGTAGCACCGTGTAATTTTTTCCATCCAACCCAGTAACAACATCACCTGGATAATAGGTTACAGCAGAGTTGTAGGTGCCAACCATTGCATCTTTGTTAGCAACCTGATCTAGTATTTCTTTGAATTCTTGACTATCAACTAATGGTTTACATTTGGCACGATATAGATGCGGGTACCAAGTAACTGAGAATCCTTCCGCAGCTCGGTTTACTTCTTCAATCACATAGAATCTTTTAAGAGCAAATTGAAGATCATTGAGAGCATGATCGTCTTTGAGATGTGGCAGTTCAATGACATCCCCACTGATCAATTTACGACCTAGTTTTTCAATAGTATCGTTGATGTGAAATGTAATAAAAACAGTATCGTTTTGTAAGAATAATCCAAATTGGCTGAGATTAAAATCTAGATCTTGAAGACTGTATACTCCTCGCATGACATAGATATCAGGATCATACTTGCGATCTCTATTTTCTAAAAACAGCAGGTCTTGGATCTGTGTAGGATCGCTGGTATTATATACGGGTTGTGTAGGGGAGGCAGTATTCCCAGTAGATCCGGGACCTAGATATCGATGTATAAACACATCAGTACCACCAACCTGGAACATTTCCCAGATATTTTTATCTATAAATTTATAATCATTGCCCTTTTCAGGGCGGTAAAGGCTCAGTCTTGGCATAGTCATATATTTACCGCTACGATAAATAGTTGTATGAGCCAAATAGACCAATCCAAGCAAGAAGTTTTTAGTTACTGCAAAGCCATGCTAGGCGACGGCATGATTGACGTAGAGCTAGATCCCGTACACTACGAAACTGCACTTAATAGAGCATTAGGCGTGTTTCGACAACGTTCAGATAATGCCGTTGAAGAAAGTTATGCGTTTTTAACGCTGAGAGAAAATCAGCAAGAATATATTTTGCCCAAAGAAGTACAACAAGTGCGACAGATATTTCGCAGATCAGTTGGGTCAAGAAGTGGCAACGGCACAGGCGGCACAGTATTTGAGCCGTTCAACATGGCCTATACCAACACCTATTTGCTAAGTTCAACGAATATGGGCGGCCTACTAACCTATGAATTATTCAGCGGTTATCAAGAATTAGTAGGCAAGATGTTTGGATCTTTTATTAATTTTACCTGGCAACCACAAAGTCGCAAGATAATGATCCAACAACGTCCTCGAGGCGATGAAGAAGTAATGTTATGGGTCTATAATACCAAACCAGATTTTGCTATTATCGACGATACCTATGCAGGACAATGGATCAAAGACTATAGTTTGGCCAACTGTAAGATGATGCTGGGTCAAGCCCGTGAAAAGTTTGCTCAAATTGCTGGACCTCAGGGTGGAAGCAGTCTAAACGGGGCAGCAATGAAAGCAGAAGCCACAGCTGAAATTGAAAAACTAACAGACGATTTGATGAAATTAGTACCAGGTGGTCAAGGATATACTTTTATTATAGGTTGACCGCAGCAATATTCTCCTGTATACTTTATACAGTTGGAGAATATTATGATTATAGGTGTATGCGGATTTATAGGCAGCGGTAAGGATACCGTTGCAGATTACTTACAAAACTTTCACGAATTTAGACGAGAGAGCTTTGCATCAACACTAAAAGATGCAGTGGCATCAGTATTCGGTTGGGATAGAACCATGCTTGAAGGGCGTACAAAAGAAGCCCGTGAATGGCGAGAACAAGTAGATCCATGGTGGGCCGCAAGACTTGATATGCCTACATTGACTCCAAGATGGGTGTTGCAATATTGGGGTACTGAAGTTTGTCGTAAGGCATTTCACGATGATATATGGATTGCCAGCCTAGAAAACAAACTGCGCAACAGTCGAGATAACATTGTTATTTCAGATTGCAGATTTCCTAATGAAATTGAATCTCTAAAACGTGCAGGCGGCAGTATTGTTTGGGTACAAAGAGGCACACTACCCGACTGGTATGCAGATGCAGTCAGTGCAAATCAAGGCAACAACGTGGGATTGAACGCAATGAAAATGCGCAAGATACACGCCAGCGAGTGGGCTTGGTTAGGCAGTGACTTTGATATAGTCATTGATAACAACGGTTCTATTGATGATCTTTATAGACAATCAGCCAGTCTAGTAGTCAGCGACAAGATCGCCCTGTCGCCAAGTGATTCCTTCTTTGCCTAGTATTTGAGCACAGTTCGAACATACAGTTTTTAAATTGCTGTGACGACAGTGATCTAGATTGCCG